TAGGTTAAATGGATCCGTTGGCTCTGGGCGAATTCACCCTCACCATCTTTTAATACGTTCCATCTATTCTGCTGAGTATATCATATGTACCACATTCAGTATATATGCATTATACATCTACCCTAAACAATTTATGTGGAGGAGGTGGGAATCGCACCCACGTCCAAACATCTTTCGCCAATACTTCAACGAATACTTATATTTAACTATAACTTTTAGAAACAGCTAATCTTATTTCTTTAATAATTTCTATCCGAGTCATATCCGAATCTAATGGAATATTGTTCGTTTGAGCATGTTCAATTAGATCAGCTTTCCTCATACGAGTAAGAGGAACACTTCGCTCTTTCTTCTCTACCTGATCGCCCTCATCTTCAGAAGTACATTTAGGTTTGACCACATATTGTAGAAAAGCTACTGCGAGGGCAATTATGACAATTGCGCTTATAATAATTTCTTTTTCCATTTTTTAATTCACCTTTTTATTTAAGTTATTATCCAATCCAAGCACTAAAACTTTTACCATCAGCACCATCACTCTCGCCATCGATATCAACACCATTATCATATGATAATGAATTGACTAATAGACAGCCACTCCACACACTTACATTCACTTTCAGTTTTTCTATATCAAAGGGTTTATCTGTTTCTACCGCATAATCCCAACCACCCTTATCAAATCCTTGTCCATAAATATAACTTCCATCAAAGTCAGGGTTAGCATCTTTATGCTCTTGTTCTAAGCAAATTGTTCGGTTTATTTTAAGTGTAGTAACATCTAGATTCTCAACAATATATTCATCTTTCTCAATGTCCAATATATTGATACGATTTTGATCTGAATACTCTAATGAATATTCATGCATTACATCGTCACACTCATACCAACTACTAAGTTGGTATTTTTCAGGTATAGTTCCATCTTCATTTCTATCGTATGTTTCATATATATACTCTTCAAAATCATCCTGTTCTTCCCAATACTCAGAAATTTCTTTTGATATTGTTCCTATTGTGTGTTCCCCACCGTATCTTGTTCCAACAACCAGATAAGTCTTCATAGGTGACTCGCTTAGGATTTTCATAAACATTTTTCAAGATCAGGTTGATAGAACTTCGGACCTTTTAATACCTTACCATCATCGCGATATATAGGTTTGCCATCACTACCAAGCTTGCTCATATTAGAATCATGTACCGCTTTGAAACATTTATCTAGATCTATACCAAAGGCATGACCTGCACCATAAACCACATAAAGTAAATCCGTTAATGCGTCAGCAATCTCAACAGTGTTTTCGTCTTTAATTGCTTGAATCAATTCTCCCAATTCTTCCCGAATCAATTCAACACGAAGTTTTTCAATATCGTATCCAGGCAAACGAACAGAAGTATTGACTTCCTGTTCAAATGCTGTCATAAACTTTTCAACCATTTCAAAATTTGTCATAATACACCTTTACTTAATAATAATTAATGTTTCTTACCTAGATTATATTTTGCAACAAGTTCCCACTCATCCTTTTCCTTATATGGCAACACCTTTATTTGAGAAAGAGGAGCAGTTGGCTCAACGGTTTTCTCTGAATCAATTAAAGATACAAGTCCCCATTCAGCAAGAAGATTGGAAATTGTGTTGCGACGTGCTCTATCTTCTTCGCTGAAGTTAGAAGGTTTGCCATCTAATGCAAACAATTCTTTAAAGTGTACAATGTAATATCTTCCTTGTTTATGGAGAATATGACAAGACTGATAAATTGTGTTATTTTTTCTCGAAGAAACCCCAATACGAGTGAGTGTTTCTCGAATTTTTAGAAAGTCATCCTCAGTTTTGAGAGCAACCTCAACCATGTTTTCTACCATCCCTTCCACCTTTTTGTAATTTTCTTTTTATTATTTTTAATTGATCTACAGAGAGTATGGAGAGTGTTTGGAGTGCTTTCGTGGTGTTATACCCATAATACTCTTTAACAATCAACAAATCGCCATCATTATTGTTTTTCGACCATTTTGCATATCGCTTTTTTGATCTAACAATATTTAGTAAAAAGTCATATTGTAAAAGATTATCTAGTTGGTGTCGTGTGTTCATCTCATTAGCAAAGAATACTGTATCATTATGGTATGATAATGAACGGTTAGTTAGAAAAGGATTGTACGACTTTTCTGCAAGCTTGTCATTAACCGTTCCTCTCATTAAGTCTTTTTTATTTTGACTTATGCTGTTAGTATAATCAAATGGATTAATTTTCTTCATTATATAATACTCTCACAATATATTGCATTCTATAAACGTCCATAGCTATGTCATGCCGTGAATCATGGCTAACAAATTTGTTTTCAATTTCTTTAGGAACAAATTTGTTAGATATTTTTGAACCAAATAACATCCCATCTAAAAATGAACGTGTGTCACGAATTGCCCACCAATTTTTAAGATTCGGTTTACCAGTAGCCTTTAAAATGGAATCAACCAATACTGGATCAAAACTGTTACCTCTGGACCATACATGTTTTGCTTGATCACATTTCATTTCTATTAATATATTATATAATGAATCAATAGAAATGTCAAGGTTTTTATTTGGGGTTAACTGTCTTTTGGCATCCTTACTCTGTTTTTTCCACCACCCCAAAGTTTCATTATCAATTCTACGACCATATTTTTTAACTTGTTCTTCAACATCAAATTTGATGAGAGTAGAACGCTCTACCAATTCGTCGTAAGTATATGGATCTTTCGTGAATCTGTTAGGATCAAATTCCATTATAGCTAAATTAAGAACAACACCATCAAAGACATCTTGGCTTAGTGTTTCAAAATCATATATGATATCCATCAATGGTTCCTGCGGTTATTAAACACACAAATAAATAATAAGTCCTCATCTATACTGTTGTTATACACTTTGTGGTGTGCGCCATCAGGTATAGTAAATGTTTTTCCTTTTTCCGCAGGAAAATATTCCCCATCAATTTCTATTGATCCCGTGCCACTCAAAAATGTATACACTTCTTCAATACCCTCATGGGAATGTCCAGAGGTTTCTTGACTTGGATGAAGTGTTGTTGTAGAAACCGTTAACTCATTCAATTCCGTATTGTCTATAATCGTATAAACTTCATCATCCTTTATAGTCATCCCAACAAGAGGTAATGTATTTTGGTTATCTATAACCTGCCTCTTTAATCCACTAGAACTATATTTGTGCTTTCTGGTGTTATAGAATATGTTGATATCTAGATGATCACCAGTGAATGATTTTTCTTTATAATCCTCACCTATAAACCGAACACTAGGATTAATGAGTTGTAGTAGATCAATTAATTCGCTTTCGGTATTATATGGAATTATTCCATCAACATATTTCACAGCCTCAACCTGGATATATCGCTCAGCTACACTTTGTACACAATATCTCCCATTCTTAAATGGGTTGACATTTAGTCCAACGATAAGATAATCACAATTATCTTTACACTCTTTTAGCATCGCGATGTGCCCTGTGTGTAATAAGTCAAATGGACTACAAGTAAACCCTATCTTCATCATTTGAACTCCGCATCAACCATTATTTCGGTGAGACAAGCCATAGTGTTTATTTCCTGGTCCGCAGCAAAGGCGGATTTATATTGATAATCTGCTAATGTTACTACTGTTTGAGGAATGCTTGCTGGTGCAACAACATCATGTAACGACTCATAAAGTTTTCGATAAAAAGGTGCAACTTCACCCTCAATATTTTGCCCGACCCATTTACGCACTTTAGAAAACTCTTTATTCTTTAGTGCTTGTATTAAGATTTTGAAGTTGGCGTCACTCTGATTAACAAGAATTCCTGAGTCTATCTTTCCAGTCACACTATATCGCTGAAGCTCATTCAAGATACGACGATTATCAGGGAAATGTTTCATCATCATTTCCGCAACAACATTATCCTCATATTCAATCTTTTCTTGTTGGAGGATTGATTGCACCCTCTTAAAAAAACCATTTGCGATTTTAGGTTTTTCCTTAGAAGTTATCTTAAACTCTACAACTGAGCACCGACTATGGAGAGGATCTATAATCTTATTTACAAAATTACAAGTAAGGATAAATCCACAATTGGAACTATATTCTTCCATAAAATTGCGGAGGGCAGGCTGAACTGTTTCTGCATTTAGATAATCTGCTTCATCAAGAATTACATATTTACGACCGCCAGCGAGAGATAAACTAGAAGCGAAATTTTTAATTTTTGTTCGCAGAGTTTCAATAAGACGACCTTCATCAGATCCGTTGACAACTATATAATCCGCTCCCAATTCTTCTAACATAGCTTTAGCAATTGTGGTTTTACCGACACCTGCACTACCAGTAAGCAGTAAGTTAGGAACGTTTCCGCTATCAACAAACTTCTGAAAGGTAGTCTTTAACTCATCGGGAAGAATAGTTTCTGAGACTGTCTTCGGTCGATATTTTTCCACCCATAAAAAATCATCACGCATAATATAATCCCTTTTTAAATTGGTAATTTCACACCATTATGTTGGATACCTCTGCTCCTCATTCTATTGGTGAGTGTTTCTTCATCCCAACAAGTTATACATTTATCTCGAGTATCATTGCACGACTTGCTATCACGTTTAGCCGCACGATAAAACTCGACAATATTTTTAACTGTGCCGCAACTGATACACCGCTTTACAGATTCTTTTCTACCATACAATGTGGAAGTATATTTATCTTTTGCGGTTTCCCGTGTTACAACAGGAGGTTTTCCTTCACGTTTACTCATAATGTTTCTCCAATAATTATACACTCAAGTTATTATAACCGAATACAACTTCAAAGTAAAGTTAATTTCCATCATGTTTTTCTAGTCACTGCTTCATATAAGTCTTCAAGATCAGAATTTTCTGCCTTAATTTCCGCCATATTCTGTTTATGGTAAATCTTTGCCATCTTATTAAAATGTTTCTTGGACACTTCAGTTGAATCCGCAACTTCAAAGGCAATGTCCTTCATCAAATCCCGTTCATATTCGATTCGTGTCAGGGAAAGGGACATTTCTTTTAATGCATTATAAATTGTAAGTTTTGTCTTTGGATTATAATTAGTCATTTTTAATCCTTATATGTGCTACCAGATTCATTTGCTACCCAATACTGCACACCATCCCCTTTAAAATGGGTAATGCCAGTCTTAGATATCGTAATATCATAATCTTGTGCCATAAATTTGAAGTTCTCAACTTTAAACACAAATTCAAATTCGGCATCAGTTGTAGAATTCAACTCATGAGAAAACTCGTTACATGTAGGATTTTTAGTGTCAGTTGCCACTAAATGAATCAGTCCATTACCACGAACAACAATTTCAGGCAACCCCAATTGATTTGCCCCATCAACCACTCTTTTAAGATCATCGTTAGGCAAACGAAAATTAACCTCCTTAGACGGCAGTTCTAGATTTTTTTCAGGCGGTTGAGTAACCATCGATGGATCCGCATAAGTATATCGTGATTTATTAGTCCCCTCACTAACGGTCACAGATGATTCCCCAAAAGAGTAATCACCATCATCAAAAAGACTCGCCAACCCTAAGAATTGATTCAATTCATAGATAGCGAAATCTTTAGTAAATGTTTCGCCTATGTTTGCTTGGGCTAAAATATTCTTTTGTTCGGAAACCGTGCGCAGAACATGTCCAGCTTTAACTGCAATACTAGGATTAATTGTAGCAAAATTCTTTAAAACCTCAAACGTATGTTCACTAATTTTCATTTACTTCTCCATTCTTAATTCAAATTTCTTTTCAGAAGGTCCACCATCATCCTCAATGTCCCCATTAATAGTCTGGTCATGTAAGTATAATGCCATTATACCATAGTGTAGAACTTTCATTAAGTCTTTTCTTGCTTCTTCTGGACTACCTTTTTTGCCATAGCGTTGTGCATACTTCATAATGTTGCCGATAGTAAACCCTTTACCATAACCCGAATCAAAGATAATTTCAGCTGTCTGAAACCTTTTCTTACTATAATGTTCGTCATAGGTATCTTCAATATATTCCATCAATTCTTGAACTAAACCTGCTTCGTTATATTTAAAATTATTCATAGTGATCACTTTTTCATATTTTTAATTAAATCTGGATCAGCTGTAGCACTTGCACCAAGTTCTGCAAGGTCAGCAAGCGATCCCCCGAAAGTGAATGACCCTGTATGCATCAATTTCATCCAAGGGCACATCCAAGTGTGTATATCTGCTTCTCGCATCCATTGACAAAACATGTAATCTTCAGAAAGGTATCGTTTAGATTTTTTGTCAATTAACGCTTGAAAATACATAAAGATTTCACGTGAACCGTCAAAATGTTTAGTTCGAATGTGGTCAGGAAGATAGGTGTAGTCTGAGTAAGTGGTTTGAAATGTCTCAAACGCCTTCTTTGTTATCATCATAAAACCTGTGCCACCCTCAAGAACTTTGACCGGAGTATCAATAGGGACTGATGTAGCACCTTCTTCTGGGTTAAATACATAATCACCCACAAATCTCTCAAGTTCACTGGGGTTCTCATCAGCATACCCTTTATCAACAGCTTGCTTAATTTTTTCCCAAGCAATAGTTTTCTTAGGGTATGGACCACACATAATGTGTTTGTCGGAATCAGGATCGTCTGGATCCATTAACGCAGCAAGAGTCAACACATCATTTGGGTCAAATCCAATATCACTATCAATAAAGATCATATGAGTGAAGTCAGATCGCATGAATTCATCAGCACAATAATTCCTAGCACGTGTAATCAAAGACTCATTGAACAGATAAAAAAACTTGATGTCTACTCCATAGGCTTGGCAGATCTTGGCAAGATCAGCTGTCGACTTAGTATACATACCATGGCATTGCCCACCATACATTGGTGTAGCAACAAATATTTTGCGTTTCCGCAATTCTGTTAAATCAATATTAATTTTCATTATATCCCCATTTAAAAAAATAAAACCATCATGTATATATATACCAAAAACTCAATTTATGGTGGGTGGTTTATCCACATTTTGTTCATTTATTTCATTTATTTGATACCCTATACTTTCAATGAAATGTTCAAATGTTTCAATCACTTCATCCAACGTTGAATCCCCAGAAATTGTATACTTAACTTCTTTCTTATCCTCTAGAGTGAACATAAAGGAAATGGTGCCATATTCGACATACATACTTGGATCTCCTATATTAAAAAAGGTGAGGGGAATCCCCCCACCAAACCCCAACCAAAGGATTGCTCTATTAATCGACGACTAATTCGTCAGCAACGCCACCTGTTGTTACAACTGAATTATCAATTTTAGTGTAAAGATCAGAAAACGATTCCTTTGTATCGTCATCAAAGCGATTGATACACATATTAATTGAAGTCATACGATCATCAAAAATTGAATAGGCTTTAGCGATATGCACCAAGCGACGAGTAGAAATGATCTCATCAACACCACCATCGTAGAATGTTTTACGAATGATATCCGCCCAGTCCACCAGTTTCTCAACGAACTCGACATCATCGATATCCAAACTATTAAAGACTCTACTTAAAATGTTTTTTTCAACAGCAGGAGTAGGATAAGATTGCTCAACAGTAACAGGGAATCGCTCAAGAAATGCTTCATTCATCACATTAGTTCCGATAAAGCGACCATCGTCAGAACCCTTTCCTTTTGTATTAGCAGTGGCGGTTACAGTAAAGCCAGGAGCAGGTTTTACAAATTCACCAGTCTTCTTAATAAAGTAACCTTTTCCTTCAAGAATCGATTGAAGACACATGATTTTAGCAGGGTTCGCCAAATCAATTTCATCAAGTAACAGCACCGCACCACGTTCCATTGCTTTAATAACTGGACCTTTAAAGAACTTCGTTTCGCCATTAACTAGACGGAAACCACCAA